GCGGTCGAATGTCAGCGCGTGAGCGCAGATTGAAGGCTGTAGGGGATGAAAAGTGAGCCGCGTAATGCGTCTGAGGCTTTGCGTTGGTGGTCTGGCCCGACTTTAGACATTGTTCCGGAGTGGGTTGAGCAGCATTGTGTTGTTCCTGATGGGGATTTTGACCTTGATGGGAACAAGCCGCCGTTTAGTTTGCGTGATTATCAGTTGTGCTTCATTGGGAACCATTACGCGGTGCATAAGAACGCTTCGCCTGATGTGAAGTCTGCTGCGTTCGTTCATCGCTTGTCGGTGCTGGTTGATGCGCAGAAAAAGGGCAAGTCGCCGCTGGCTGCTGCCCTGATTTGTGTTGAGGCTGTCGGGCCGGCGCTGTTCGCTGGTTTTGCCCGCGGCGGCGAGGTGTGGGATTGCGCTGAGCAGGGTTGCGAGTGTGGCTGGGTTTACTCCTATGCCCCCGGTGAGCCGATGGCGCGTAAGTGGGCGTCTCCGCTGATTCAGATCACGGCCAACTCTGAGGCTCAGACGGCGAACACGTTCGATTCGTTGCGTCCGATGATTGACTTTGGTCCTTTGTCGGCTCAGATAACGCGAACTGGTGAGGAAGTTATCCGCCTCCCTGGTGGTAAGCAGTGCCAGATTGTGCCTGTTACGGCGAAGGCTAAGAGCCGTCTTGGGCAGCGTGTCACCTATGTCCTTTGGGATGAGGGTGGGCTGTATGACACCGAGGGTATGTGGAATGTTTACCGTACGCAGTCTCGTGGTTTGACTGCTATGGGTGGGCGTGGCGTGATCATGACGAACCCGGATGACCCTGCAACGGACAACGTTGTGAAGGACATTTTGGAGAACCCCGCCGATAAGACGGTGTATGTGCAGCATATTGAGCCGCCCAAGTATTTGAAGTGGTCGAACAAGGCGGATCGTAAGAAGATTCTGAAGTTCAACTATTCGGATGCGCCGTGGGTTCTGATGAACCTCCCTGGTCTTGAGTCGGACATTGAGGCTGCGATGCGTCGTGATCCTGCCGAAACTGAACGGTTCTACGGTAATCGTCGCGTGCAGGGCGCTGGGGCGTGGCTGAAGGAAGTCCCCTGGGACGGCAAGCAGGATATTCGGGATGTTCCGGACGGGACGGCCATTGTCGTTGCTGGAGACCTGTCCAACAACAATGACTGGACTGGTTTCCGGGCGATGACGGCTGACGGGTATCAGTTCACGCCAACTTATGGGCCTCATAAGGTGCCGACGATTTGGCGTCCGAATGATGGTTCGTTGTTGATTCCTCGTGGTGAGGTTCGTGCTGCTTTTGATGAGCTCCAATCGCGGTTCAAGGTGGTCAGGGCTTATTTTGACCCGGCAGGTTCCGCCCGTGGCATCTCTGCTGAGGCTGACGCGATGGAAGTTGTTGAGGATGACTCGTGGCGTCTTGAGCTCAAGCAATGGCAGGCGCAGTACAAGTCAGATGATGACAAGCCGACTGTGTTTGCTTGGGAGACTTCGAGTGTTTCGAAGATCCACCCGGTTCTTGAGGCGTTCAAGCAGGCGGTGAATGGTGATGAGTCAGTTTTCCGTCATGACGGTTGCCCGACTACCAAGATTCACGTGCTGAACGCGATTGTTCGGCCTCGAACGGGGCAGCGCTACATCCTGGGTAAGCCCAACGAAAACCAAAAGATTGACCAAGCCATGTCGTCCATCCTCTGTTATGAGGCGTGGTCGGATGCGCTCGTTGCTGACGAGTTCAATATCGATGAAACCGATTCACGTATGTTCGTGTTTAGTTAGGGGCTACAAGTGGCTTTGAGCACTGCGCAAGCAACTCTTGTGAAGTCTCTGACTGACAAGGCCGAGACGTTTTCTCGTCTGGATGACAAGTACGGCAAGTATTACGAGGGCATGCAGGTTCTTGAGCATATCGGGCTGGCTGTTACGCCTGAGTTGCGCCGGTTTGAGACGATTATCAACTGGTCTCGGGTGGCTGTTGACTCGGTTGAGCAGCGCCTAAGGGTGAAGGATTTCATCCTTCCGGGCGAGAACACTGTTTCGGATGTCTTGCGTGAGCATTGGGACGCGAACAACCTGGATTCCGAGGCGGGTCTTTTGCATAAGGACACGCTCATTTATGGGCGCGGGTTTGTGTGTGTTGGGGCTAACCCGGATGACCCGAATCATCCTTTGATTACGGTTGAGTCCCCGCGTGAGTTGTCTGTGATCGTGGATCCACGGACACGTCGCGTTAGTTCTGCGTTGCGCCTTTATGGGGGCACCAATGAGGATCCCACGCCGGCGTTCGCGACTTTGTATGAGCCGAATCAGACAACCTGGCTGGTGAAGCAGGGCGGTTCGTGGAACGTTGACCCTGATAACCAGCCCGATATTCACAACCTTGGGCGTGTTCCGATTGTGATGTTCTTGAATCGGCGTCGGACTGGTGACTGGGCTGGCGTGTCTGAGATGAAGGACGTTATTGGCCTGGTTGATGCTGCGGCTCGTGCTGTTACTGACGGGCAGTTGGCGTTGGAGACTATCGCGGTCCCGAAGCGGTACGTGCTGGGCATGACCAAGGGTGACTTTGTTGATGCTGAGGGCAAGCCGCTCCCGGTTTGGCAGGCGTACTTCGGCTCACTCTGGGCTAACGCTAACAAGGACGCCAAGGTTGGGCAGCTTGACGGCGCGGACATGAAGAACTTCCACGAAACCGTGAGTCATTACGCGCAGATGGTCGCTTCTGTGACTGGCCTGCCGACAAGGTATCTGGGTCAGACTTCGGTGAACCCTGCCGCTGAGGGCGCTATCCGGGCCGATGAGTCCAGGCTGGTGCTGAACGCTGAGGGTAAGGCCGCGTCTTGGGGTGACGGTTGGGCTTGGGTTATGGGTATCGCTGAACGGTTCCGTACCGGAGCGTGGCCCCTGGCTAACCAGATCAAAACTGAATGGTATGACGCGGGCACGCCTACGTTTGCGCAGAAGGCTGACGCGTTGACGAAGCTGTACGCGAACGGTCAGGGCGTAATCGCCCGCGAGTCTGTGCAGGACGAACTTGGCTGGTCGCAGGCGAAGAAGGACCGTGACCGCGAGTACAGGACTGTCGAGATGCAGGATCCGTATCTTGCTCAGATTGCTTCTAAGGGGCCGGTGAATGGTGCAGTTGCAGCAGTTACCGGAGGCGGCGCTTAAGTATTCGGGTTTGCAGCGTGCGGAGATCGGCGCTGCCGTGTCTGCGGTTGCGAGGCAGTGGCGGCGTATGGGCTCTGATTTTGACGCGTCTTATGCGCGTCTTGAGCCTGCTTTGTTGGCTGTGTTGTTTTCGGCTCAGGAGCGTGTTGCTGATGGGGCGTTTGCGTATGTGCCTGACGTTCTTGGCGACGCCGCTCCGGAGCCGGTGTATGCGTCTGCTGGTTCCCGGTTCGTTGGCGTTGCTGGCGACGGGTTGCCTGTTGCTTCTTTGGCGTATGGCGCTGTTGTTCAAGCGAAGATCGCCGTTAGCCAGGGTCTGGATGTTGCGGAGGCGCTTGCAAAAGGCGGGCATCACCTCACGCTGGCATCGGGGACGTTGCTGTCTGACACGGGCCGTTCCGCTGAGAAGGTTTCTGGCGGGGCGCGCCGCGTGAAGTTGTGGACTCGGATGTTGAACCCGCCGTCTTGTGGGCGCTGCGTCATCCTGGCTGGTAAGCGGTCACGGCACGCGGAGGCGTTCAATCGTCATCCTGGTTGCGACTGCCGGAACGTACCATCCAGTGAGGACACTGGCGATGATGCACGTACTGACCCGAAGGCTTACCTTGACGGGCTCTCTCATGACGAGCAGGACCGGGTTCTTGGATCCAAGGCTAACGGGCAGGCGTTCCGTGACGGCGCGGACATGAACCAGATCATCAACGCCTACCGCCGTAAAGGCGCAGTAAGGCCAGCGCAAATCCACGGCATGAACATCAAGTACACCACCGAGGGAACAACGCGCCGAGGACACGCTTACTGGCAGATGTCACAAGCGCAGTACATCCGTGAACAGTCCGTGTTCCGTGACGGATCCAAGTACAAGCGGCTTAAGGCGCCCCGCCTGATGCCCGAAACGATTTACTCAACGGCGCAGGACCCTGCTGACGCTAAGCGGCTCCTGAAGCTGTACGGCTGGATTGTCTAGCCTCTTTCATTCTTCCCCTTGGCGCGATGCCCTGGGGTTTTTCCATCCGCGACGGAGGACAAACACATGTCGGAAGCGACAACCACTGAGGCCACGGCAACTCCCGCGGCTGAAGCAACCACCACCA